CTACTCTACGAGAAGCCAGACGCCGTATTTGGGGTTCTGTCATCTCGCTCCTAACAGTGATTCAGGAAGCACCGTGCAAGATTCGGGATTCAATCGGAAGCGTAGCCTACGTCAACGAGAACGGGGATCTGATCGAACGGGCGGGCCTAATGCTGATCGCTGCTGAAAAGAGCAAGACTCGCGAAGCTGTGGGCAAGTTCATCGGTATCAAGCAGAAGCGGGTCATCGTAATCGCGGACGAGCTTTCCGAATTGTCGGAGGCTATTCTCCATGCTGGTCTGACAAACTTGTCGAAAAACCCGTTCCTCCAGATGATCGGGATGTCCAACCCCAACAGTCGTTTCGACGCGTTTGGGGTATGGGCGGAGCCGAAAAGTGGTTGGGAGTCAGTAGATACTAATACGGCGGACAATTGGGACACGAAGTGGAATGGCCATTATTTGAGGTTGGACGGCGAACGCTCGCCCAACATTCTAGCTGGCGAGACACTCTATCCATGGCTCCCTACTGAGGAAAAGCTGGCAGAAGACAGAGCCCTTTTAGGGCAGGAGTCCAGAGGCTACATGCGGATGGTACGGGCTGTGTTCTTTGACAGCGACGAAACACAGGGAATCTACAGCGAGTCAGAGATCGCGTCCAGCAAGTCGATGAGCAAAGTCGAGTGGGCTGCGAAGCCACTATTAGTGGCGGGACTAGATCCGGCGTTCACAAATGGCGGAGACAGGACGATCCTCTACACAGCCAAAGTCGGATATAATAAGGGGGGTCACTACGTACTGGAATTCGACGAGGCGATCCACTTAAACGACGACGCCACTAATAAGGCGGTTCCACGTACGTACCAGATCGTGCGCCAGATCAAGGACCACTGCGTCCGCAAGGGCATCCTGCCAGAGAATGTGGCGGTCGATGCCACTGGTGCTGGCGCACCGTTCTGTGACGTTCTAGCTGGCGAGTGGTCGCCATCGATCTTCCGTGTGAGTTTCGGCGGAAAGCCCTCTGACAAGCGGGTCAGCGCAAACAGCAAGCTGACGGGCGAAGAACTCTACGTGAACCGTGTATCCGAACTCTGGTTCGTGGGCAAGGAACTGATGCGAACTAAACAGGTGTTTGGAATCTCTGCCGATCTGGCACAGGAGATCTGCGCCCGAAACTACGATCTGGTCAAAGGCGGTTCCCTCAAAGTGAAGATCGAATCGAAGCCAGAGTTCAAATCCCGTTTCGGGAGGTCGCCTGACTTAGCGGACGCAGCCTTTCTTGCGCTGGACTGCGCCCGTCAGCGGTTAGGTCTAGTGGCGGTCGAGCCACCGAACGATGATGCGGGTACAGGATTCAGGAGACAGGTTACGATTTCAGGGCTCAGGCAAGCTTTGACGGTGGACTCAATCGACTAAATCCAAACGACCGTTTGATTTTGCATTTGGGCAAAGTAAAAAGTCTTTTATAATGATGGAATTCATTAAGCGGGGCTTAATGAATGACAAAGCTAGAAAACACTTTTATATATCTTGTATGAAAAATTCTTGACTTATTTGATTTCTGTCCGTTCAAATATTGACATTTTTGGCGGGTAGAGTAAAATCCAGCTGTATGGCTACCTCACGATTTAAGCGGCTACCTTCAGGACAGATTCAGTATATGGGCGAGAAGTACGCCGGATTCAATAAGCCGAAGAAAGCACCTGCTGGCTCGCCAAAGAAGTTCGTGGTTTTGGGTAAGGAAGGTGATAAAGTCAAAAAGGTTTCGTTTGGCGCGAGAGGCTACGAAGATTTCACCCAACACAAAGACCCCAAAAGGCGGGCCAATTTCCGTTCGCGCCACAATTGCCAGACGGCAAACGACAAAACGACCGCTCGCCATTGGGCTTGTAAATACTTGTGGTGATAGTGTGTTGACACTTGTTTCGATTTAATTTAGAGTTGCGTCATGGCTAACGGCACACCAACAAGCTACAATCAAGACACTACACTTGACCCATTATTAGCTGATTTCTTAAAGAGGACACTGCCTGTAAAACCATCACAGCGCGGCACACCTACACCATCCGCGACTACACCATCCGCGACTACACCATCCGCGACTGCACCAGCTTTACCTGCTCCAGCCACTGAATTTAAGCCGTTTCCACCGCTGCCTACTGGATCGTATTTTGATCAAGCGGCTGCTTCAGAGCGTAGTAAACTCCAAACAACTGCCCCACAAATGGAGTCGGATGCGAAGAAGAGAGAAGAAGATGCTAAAAGAGAAGCTGAGAGAAAAGCAGAGGAAGAGAAAAAGCAAAGGGATCGAGCAAATTTTTCCGCTATTAAACGCGGCGAACGTGCAGACACGATATTAGCTGGAAATATAGCTAATAAGGCTTTTGGTGGGCGTCCCGATGCTCCAGTTAATCCCAATTCACGGAGAATTTCTCCAGCCAGTACGGAACAGCGGCAATATGATATTACAAAAAGATTGCTGTTTAATGCCGCGCAAGAGAGGCGTCGCGAAATCAATCAATAATTTTAAAGAATCACCATGGCTGAATTTTCATATGAATCTGATATCGCCCCGATGCGTGGCGGTAATTTTTATTCTGGAAGCGTTCCAGTCGGCAGTGACTATCAGCGTTTTTTGACCATGAAATCATTGGTCAATAAAGACTCAAGAAACCGAATCCAAGAATTGGAATTTGAAAAAACAAGACTTCAATTAGAGGCAGCTAAACGCGAGACTCGTCAGCAAATCGAGGCTGAGAACCTTTATCCTAAGATCTCCGAACGCATAACGGGAATCCTGAACGATCAGACTAAAGATCCTGTGACGAGGGTTACAGAGCTTGAGAAAGCCCGAACAGAATTTGGTGCGGCCACACTTGCCAATCCTGCGATCAACAATATCTTCAACGCTGCTTCCTCTGCGATTACTGTTAAGGACCAACAGGAATCACAACGAAATGCTCTTGCGGCGAACCTCACACAATTGGGGCAACCGGAAGCAGTTAAGGCATTGTTCGGCGGTAACGTCGATTCTGGATCTGCAAAGCAATTCTTTGACTCTGCCACAGCTATCGGCACAGAAAAGAAAAAGGAAGAAGAGCTTTCCAAAAATGCCGCCTTCCAAAAACTTCAGGCGGAGCAACAAACACAACTTCGCAAAATTGATCTTGATATCCTTAAAGGACATGAATCCGCTCTCCGCTCGATGGCTCCAAAAGAATTGGGCGACGACGCATTTATTGCTGCGATCAAATCTGGAACTGCTCCAGAAAAAGTTGGGGCGACTCCGCAATTTAATCCAATTCAAGTAATCCAATTGAAGGAAATGATGCTTGATCTTAACCCATCATTGCAGTCTAATCCTGAACAACTTGATGCAGTCCCGCCTGAAGAAATCTATAAGTACGCATTTAGGGCACTGTCTCGTAAACGCAAAACATATTTCCCATCTACTACAACGTCAACAAAATCTCTGTTTGAAGAATAACAACTAACTAATACACATATGTCACAGTTTGACTTTCTCCTGAGTGAGAAACCCCAACAAGAACTCCTCCCCTATTCACAATGGTCAGAGGGTAATCAAATCGCAGATCCAGTCGAGAGCCGTAAGGAATATGCGGACTATCTCCGTTCAACTAATCTAGACAACGGAACATATGACGAGACTGTAGAGAATGAAATTAGGGAGGGTCTATATGAGTCAGTTAAGAAAACCGGACAAATTGATCCAGAAGATGAACTAGCGAAACAAGCTCTGTTTCAGACAAAGCCTGTCTCAATTGATGAACAACTTAAAGACGCTGAAAATACTCTCCCCACTTCATCACCAGATTGGGAAGCGGTAACTAAATATCGCGCATTCAAACAAACGCTTGCGGACAATCCAGATGCAGTAGAATCTTTTAAAGCCTCTGGAGAAGAGTATCGAGTAGCTGCTGAAGAAGCATTGTCTAGAAGTTACGACGATGTACTCAGATCAAAAATCCGCAATAATGAAATCCCATTTGCAAAAGTAACGGGTGAAGATGGCAAAACACAAATTATCGCCAGTGATCTTGCAACTAAACTTCCACTGAAGGACGCAATCAAGCAGTCCAAAAATGCTGGAGTTGGTCTTGCGGACGCCTATTGGGCACAGCAAGAATTAAAAACTCAGGAAGGCTATACTGTCCCGAATTATAAATTGAAGCGGATTGGCGAAGCCGCTTCGATGATTGAGACTCTCGCAAAAGAAGACGACGATGTTAAGTCAAGCGTTGATGGATATGCGCGTAGGCTCGCTCGCACTGAGTATGATTTTGGCGATGTAGCTGGAGAGATGTTCGACGCAGCTGGACAGACTATTGTCAATTTTGCTGGCAGAGTAATGGGCAAAGGTAAAGAGATCGATGCGAAAGAGGCGTTCCAGAAGAAGTCTGACGCAATCGCGCAGTCTGAATTTTCTTCTACTGCGGAATCCATCGCTAGAAAACTTAATACAAGTGGAGCCCTTCGAGAAAGCGAAGCCTTCACAGTTGGTGAAGTCCAACAGGCGATGAATGAAATCGGTCTGCGTACGGCTTCTAATAAAGGGTACTTCCAATTCCACGACGGAGCAGAAGAAATTGGGAAGAATATCCGCAATTATGGTATTGGACTTCCAGTCGCCTCTCCAGCGTTGATGGCGAACAAAGAAAAATTTGATCAAGCACTTGCGGCTAGAACAGATATTTCTGACACAATCAAAAAACAAATGGAGGGACAACGCCAACAGTTCCTCGATAAACAATTTCCTGAGATCAGTGATCTTCTATCCCGTACAGATGTTGGTGATGAGTGGCAGAATGAACTCCAGAAAGCTAGAGCTGCTGGACAAAAGGATAGACAAACTCTGGAAACCTTTTTGTCGAATCCTGATAACTACAGCGAGTTCGCCCAACGGGCAAAAGGAGTTGGCATGTCCATCATCGATGGTTTCGGGCAACTTGCCGCTGCTTTGCCAGCAATATTAGATGTAGAATTCGCACAAGATTATCTGTCTAACGTCGCCCAACAGACTTCAGATAGGCGTGAACTCGCCAATTTGTTTGGCGTCGATATGGGCGTTACTCAAGAAGTTGCAGAGTCACTTTCACCTATGCTGGTCGATATGACCGCTAGTACTATTCTAGCAGCACTTACCTCACCAGTTGCTGGTATTGGTGGAGCTGGATATCTTGCAGCAAAACAAGGAGCCCGCCTTACTGTTAAAGGTATCGCGAAAGGACTTGTTAGTAATGTGTTCAAGCCATTAGCTGGAGAATCTATCGAAGCTGCTGGTAAAAGACTAGTTGCTGAAGGTCTTATCAAACAGTCTGTCAAAGACGGCGGCGTTAATGGCGCGATGGCAGCGATCAATGGCTATAGCGGGCAACTTGCTAATAGGCTCAACATCACTGCGACATCTTTCATACCAGCGGCTAACCGTTCTATGGGAGCTTCTTACGGGGCGATGTTCAATCAACTCCAGAAAGATCCTAACCTTACGCGCGAAGAAGCTCACGAACGCGCATTAGGTGGAGCTATTACAAGCGGCATTGTGACAGGCTTGATTACTTCTGCCTTCTCTGGTTTCGGTAAAGGTGGTCTTGAAACTGCGCTCACTAGAGGTCTCTCTTATCGAGAGATGAAAACTATCTTTAGCCGTCTGTCTAATTCAGCGGACAACATCCCAAATAAAGTATTTAATGACGTAATC